TTAAAGCTATAATATGAAACCTCAGAGTGCAAAGGCGAAAGGTAGAAATTTACAGAAATGGGTTAGAGAACAACTCATTGAAAGATTAGATATTCATCCTGAAGATGTTGAGTCTAGATCTATGGGTGCTGGTGGAGAAGATTTAATTATGGCACGTGCTGCTAGAGAAAAGTTTCCACATAGTATTGAGTGTAAGAATGTAGAAAAATTAAATGTATGGGAGGCTTACGAACAGGCAAAAGCTAATTGTGGTAAGTATGAACCACTAGTAGTTATGAAAAAAAATCATAAAAAACCACTAGTGGTTGTAGATGCCGAATATTTTATTAGTCTATTTACTAAATAGGGCTGCCTTACCAATTAAATATGCCCGAAGAAGTAAATAAACCAGTCGAAAAGAAGAAAGGACTACTCGGAAAAATTAAGGAGGCAGCAGATGACAAGGAAGAACAACTTGCTATTCTTTCTACCTTTGTCCGTCTTGGTATTCTTGTTTGGTCTGGTGGAATTCTCACTCTTGCATACATCAAACTACCTCCTGCATTGGGAATCCCCGAGCAGAAACTTGACCCGACCTTTATTGCCAGTGTCTTCACAGGGGTCTTAGCTACTTTTGGCGTCCAGGCAGCAAAAGGTAAAGAAGGTGGTGGTAATGGTGGTGGTATCACGAAGGAACAAATGGAGAGACTAATTGAAAAGGCAGCACAAACTGCTCCTGGTCAAACAATTAGAATCGAACAAGCACCTGTGCAGATTACTACCAAAGATTCAAACGAAACTTACAAACTTTAAAATTATGCAAAAACTAATTAACATTCTTTCGCTCGCTTCTTTTGCTGTATCAGCATCTATTGTTGGTAGTGGTGTTTATCTTTATGTAAATAAAGATATGTTAATTGAAGATGCAAGAGAGAAGATAACTAAAGCAGCTACAGAGGCAATTACAGAAGCTCTACCTAGTTTAGTTAATTCTGCAATGCCAAAATTACCATCTGCAACAGGTGGTGCTATTCCTACCATGCCAGGAGTCGGTGGTATGACTGGTCCTAATATTAAATTGCCATGACAAAACCATCCCCATTAAAAATAACAGTTATTGCACTGGGTACTGTTATAGGAATTTCTCACATAGGATTACTTGGTTATGTGTTGAGAGACAATACTCCTAAAGTAAAAGAAGTTCCTACTATTAACATTCCCCGTGGTGATTATTCTTCTTACACTATTAAAGCTGGTAAAGATGGATATGAAATTGAATACCGTGCTAATGACCCTGCTATTTTAGAATCACAAAGATCTCTTAATCTTGATAAAGAAAATAGAGGATGGTTCGGTGGGGGTTCTGAACAAAGATCTGAATATCGTTATGATCAATACACTATGGATGGAACCCGTAATATTGGTGGAGGTGAAATAGGTGAATTGGGAAAGACCGCAGGTGTCAGCGCCGAGTGTATCGCGGCGGACGCTGGAGCACGATCACAAGGTGCGATGGCAGGTAGTGCAATTGCTGCTGGAGTCGCCGTTCCTGCCGTTGCTAGCATCCCCTACGTGGGTTGGTTAGCAGGTGGTTGGGCATTGTTGTTAGGACAGAAAGCAGGATCAGAACTAGGATCACAAGTTGGTAGTGTATTTAATGATTGCTAATGGATATTCCAGAGATTCGAGTTGATAATTTAGATATTAGAACAACTAAATTAGATATTAAATCAATTGAAATTGTTGATGTATTGAATGCACCATCATCGTCAATACCATATGCGCCTCCAGTTGTTGTTAATGTAGGTATACCAGTTGTTGATATGCCTGGATGTGTTGAGGCGCATGAAACTAATAACGTAAAAAACGATAAACTTAATGAAGACGATTCAAACGGTCTGGTCACGTACTGCGATACTGGTCTTCCTGGTTTCAATCCTATTTCTTTTGAACCTGAGCAGATGATATTTACTGGTGAGGCTGAAGTTCCACCAGTAAAACCACCAGAGTCTCCAGAACTTCCTGAAGCACCAGAAGTCAAACCACCGCCAGTTAAGTCTGCAACAATAGAATGTCCAACGCCTGCTCAAGAAGCAAAAGAACCCGTCGGCACATTGGTCAACGGGTTCAGAGAGAAAGTTATTGGATATAAATTAATAGGAAATGAATGTATTCAGGAAACAGAACCAGTACCTGTACAAGTTCAATTAATAGAAGGGTTACCTAGCGCTGGTGCGGTGACCGCCACCGCTTCGATTGCTGTTGTTGCGACGACTTCTGCACTGCTCGCAAAACCTCTTGCTGATCTTCTGTTAAAAGTGGTGAAACCTGCTGTGAAGAAAGTGATGAAGAAGATTGCTGCTGTAAGGGGGAAGACTCTCCCTGTCCAGTCCGTGAAGGAACGTCGGGTTGAACAACGTCAGAGGAATCATGCGATTCGTGCTCTTCGTGAGGCTTTACCGAAGAAGAAGAAACCGAAGGGATAGCATGTACATGCGGATGTGTATGTCCTGGTGGATTATTTACCAACACATCTGCACAAATTTTATAGTAGGGACTCTTGGGATGGAATTGAATTCCACGTAACATCAAATCGCCACAATTCTTGAGTCTTGCTATTTCAAAATCCAATCTCTTATTAGCAGTTAGTTGCTGCATCATTTCGATGTTAGCTGCAGCTGCTTCTTTACATTGTTCTTGCAACTTATCATCTAATGGTCTAGACCATGTAGCAGAAAAACCTAGTGATAAGTTAGTATTATTTTTTTGACCTGTTCTTACTGGAACTTGATAAAGCACTGATCCTGGATTATCTGGTGCTCCGTCCTCATCTAGGTCACGCATATCATAAACATTATCAAAGTATTGATCCTGGAATGGATGTTGTTGTGATAAAGACCCCGTTACATACGGGGTAACATTCATAGTAGGTCCCTGGCATTGAATTCCTCCGCCATAAGTATTTGTGATATAGGGACCTTGTAAAACCTGGATCGCTTGATTAGTAACAGAGCCTGAAGAATTAGCAACAGGAGCAGCTGTGGCGCTAACACCACCCACAGTCTCAGCAATCGCTTGAGATGGAAATAATACACTTAATCCTATTGCGAGAAAATACTTGTAGTATCTGTAATACTTTGAACCTCTGTCACTCTCTCTATAATTGTGTGGTTGCTTAAGCCTGGCCCTTGATAGGTTTCTGTGAATTGAAAAGCAGCCCCTGGTTGATTTTGTGTGAACTGAGGCTTGGTGCTGATTCCTGTCCATGTTGATGTCACTCCGTCAATCGTTACATTGTTTGTTCCTGTCCCTGGAGACAGATTTCCATTTGCTGTAACACCGCTACCAGTTGCTGAATACTGGTATCCGGTGTTATAATCCATTGAATTAATGGTTTCAGTTATTTTTTGAGTCGTCTCTGTGTGGCTCGTCATTGAGCCCTGGGTAAAGTTTGGGACCACGGGGACCGCCTGGGCACTTACAGCAGTAAGAGAGACTGCCACCACACTTATCACAGTAGATGTGATTGTCTTTCCAAAATGGATGTTCACGGGAATTGTCCTCAATCAATTACCGTGATCTCTGATACAAATTGCCCGATTCCACTTGTTCCGGCGCCGCCTGCTGTGATTGTGAGTCCTCCAGAAGAGGTGACAGTTCCAGCAAGACTTCCAGCAGTACCTGCAGTGTAAGAAGTGGTATTAGAAAAGTTAGGCACTGTACCTACAGTAGCAGCAGAAGTTGGTACTGCATCGCCTTGAGTGTATGATTGACTAAAGGAGAACGCAGATCCTGCTGTATCTTGAGTAGCAGCAATAGTACCAGGTGCATAGATACCAGAAGTGATAGTACCAGCAGAAACAGTCCCTGCAGTATTACCATCAGTAGTATCTATATTAGTTCCAGAGATACTAAATGTTGAGCCAATTCTAGTTGCTTGTGTTCTTGCTGCATCTACGGTCAGCTGAACACTAGAAGCGTGTTTGGATACTAAACCACCAGCATGTACTGCTGATGTTGTCATC